TCGGTGAAGATGGTTGCGCTATTTACCTGCACTCGGTTAGCCGCTTTGTGCGACGTGTGATAGTGCGCCTCAAGTATGGCGTGGTCTGTACCATAGGTATAATCTTCGGAGTCGGTCGACTGTATGTACTTGAGATAACCGAAGTATCCCCGGAAAAACAGGACGTCCGGTATCATGGCGAGGAGTCGGAGAGCCGCGGTCTTTCCCGATTCCCCAGGGTTTATGGTGAACGCCGGTTTTAGATCAGTTACTACGCTCGATGAACCGCCCAGGGCGGAGAACTCCAAGCCTGCCCGTGAATGGATGAAGTTCAGCAGTTGAAAGATGTTTTTATCACCGGAGGCCCAGCTATATTGTCGCCTGGCCTTCCATCTTTCGAGCAACCCCCAGCCATCGACGGCGTTTACGGTCAATGTAGAACGTCCGCCTTTGGATAGATAGTCGAACGATTGTATCCAGTAGGCGGGGCCTGAACTGTGCTCAGGGCTGCCGGCGTCTGTCGTGTAGTAACCAGGTGAAAATCTGAGCTCCGACCCCAGTTTAAGGTGTTCGTAGGTGTCATCGTCTTCGCCGATGGAGTTGAAGCGTCCGTCGTCGTTCCTGAGAATGACGGATATCTCGCCAGTCGCTTCACGTGCGCTGGCCTTTATTCCTAATACGCCGGTCGTTAGCTCCACGGAACCTGCTGCAACCGACGCTCGCCATACGCCGTCTGCCCTGGTCAACCAGACGTGATCTCCCGACCAGGCGAGCGACAGTCCGTAGCTAGACGTGAGATTAAAAGGGACTGGCTCTCGCCACAGGTTCGATATGAAGTCTGCCGACGATATGCCATGCGTCCAGTACGGTCGGCTGTAGCTCTCCGTACCTGAGTATGCCTCGACAAACCACGCTCGATATACGTCGGGGAGGGACAGGGCGGGGTGGGCGTACGTTACACCACTGGCGCTCTCTGCCAGCATGACCTCGGCTAATGAGCTCCAGTTCCCCACTGCCGCGCTGTAGCCATCTCCGAGAACGCACGTCCATACGCCCGGATTGTCGCTGGCGTCGGCGCCGGTTATGATAACGTTGTAGTCTCCCTGGTATACCACGGCGACGCCGGTTATTGAGTTCAGGCTGTTCGACCACTCCTCAGCGCCTTCCCCTCCCTCTTGCAGATATAGGTCTTCGGAGTAGAAGGTTAACGTGGGGGTAGGAGTGCCTGAGTCCTCCCTGGATATTATACCGAATGCATATCTATAGGCTAGCGTGGTACATACAACCGATAGGGTGTCAATGAGGTTGGTTCTGTCGCTGTCATCATAAATCTTGCAGGTCAGCGTGGTGTCATTACGCTCTATCGTCAGATAGTAGATTGTGCCTTCAACCAAGGCGATGGATGTATCGGAATTGCCCGAATTACGGTCGACAAGAATAAGTGCAAGGGCTGCTGCCGCACCGTGATAAAAAACACAGGACAAGCCCTCGGTATTAGTAATCATCTGAGCAACAGTATTGCTGCCATTGCTCAGCGCCCAAATGCCGCAGTTAGCTCCATTGTCCCCAGCAGTACATCGACAGGTAACGAGGTGCTCGAAGTCGGTGAAGTGGCCTGCCCCTTTATCTTTCCGCACGTAGGACAGCGCATCACGGCGCATGGTATCAACGTCACATTTCGTAGCGGTGACGGTGATATCGCCGTCCTCGTCTACCTCGGTATATGTGGTGAAATCCTCTGCCATTTCCGAAAGGGTATCGCCAAGCATTATTGAGTAAAGCGTCGTGCCATTGGAGTACAGTATGAGGCAGTTATCGGCATCCTTGAAGCATGACGCCAGGCGAAATGTCGCATCCCCGGAAGCGTCTCCCATGTCTGTCCAGCTTCCCCAGCTTGCGCCACTGTCGGCGCTCTCACAGCTATACAGGTGTCCGTCGGTCCCGATTCGAATCGCCGCGACATGCGCTCCGTACGAGCAGAGCGAAACGGCGTACGCCTCGACGCTCCAATCCGTCCAGGAGCTGTAGGTCGATTCTTCATCGGGGCCGGTCACCCGCTGCCGGTAAAGGTTATTCGAGGCGTCTGTCCTGAGCCGAATGAGCGAACCGTCGCCTGGCATTGTGCTGGCGTGGAATTTCTCATCCTCCTCACCTTCGTATAGCCTCTCCCAGTGAAACCTCGTAATACCCGCGACCTTGTCGAACACTTCAACGTGGGGGTGGGGTCGGGTGGCGGGGCGCTTCTGCGCTGCCGTCAGTGTGTCGGTTAGGGTTCTCATTTTCTCTCATTGGGCGTTCAATTGAACGCCCCTACGTTGGGCAGACACGTAGGTCTGCCCCTACGGGGTGGCGGATCCGACTCGGTTTTTCATTTTTAACGATCTGTTCCGTGGTTCCCCATAGTTGCCTTATTGCTCGGTTTTTTTGACCAGGCTCGTCGAAGTGAAATACGCCATAATAACCACATGAACATAAAACTCTCCATCCAGCGTCATAGTGCTCGACTATAGTGCGACTCCCACAATTTGGACATTTTTCAGGGGCAAAAAGCTCTTTCATTTATGATCAGGCACTCGTTTTTACAGGTCACGGGTTCGGTTTTTTGAGTGATGGCCGACGTCGGCCATCACTACCCATGATATTTACCCTTCGACTTCGCTCCCTTCGGCATGTTCAGGGCTTACCAGTACAGATGTCCGAGAATAAATCCTATGCCGGCAGAAACGGCCAGTATGACCGGCCTGGGCGCTCTCAGGCTGGCAAGGCCGATGGCTGCCAAGCCTGCGCCTACTACCGCCGACCATCGGGGGCTCTCCCTGATGATGTACGTCCAGGGTCGGCCTCCGAACCTCGACCACAGCATTTGATAAAGACGTTCAAACATTTTTAACTTCAGTTACATCGACCAAAAAGCGAATAGCCATTGAAGCAACCTGGACAGCTTCGCTTCTCATGGCGGATATGCTGCGGTATTTATGATTAAGAAAGACCTCAGCTTTTAATTCCTCAAATTCCTCTTGAATAACTGCTAGACCTTCATGGGCTGAATTGAAAGGAGGGAATCTACCAGATGCAGATTCATACTCGTTTTTAATTAAGGTTAATGCTTCTTCAATATTCATTTTATGGGCCCACGACCGTGTTTTTTGAGACGATGGGATAATAAGGGGCGTAAAGCTGGCGGACCCGCACTCGGTTTTGCCTCCCCAGCCTCTTGATATGCCAGCGAAAGGCGTCAATCCTGGCCTTCCCCAGCGTCCTATAGCTCCTGGGGACATCATCCCCCACATTGGCCTTGTTAATGGCCTCGGCTGCCCACTGCTGCAAGGCAAAGCCTGCCGCTCCTTCCGCTAAAAGATATTCATTGAAAGTGGGGATTGAAGATGTGATAGAATCGCACGTCCAGACTGCGGTATTATCGGCGACTGTTCCCGCAAGGGTTGTCGGCCAGGTCGGTTCGGCGGCGGCGCTTGTCCCTGCCGTGGTGCATTTGTACCGGTAGCCATTGGGTACGGTCGGTAAGACATAATCACCCTCGGCATAGACCGTCGATGCTTCCCAAGCATCGGCGGTTATCAGGGAGTGGAGCTTGCCGTAATAGACCTTCGCGTCGTATGTGCCATCGGGCTCGGTATCGACAAGCAAAGAGAGCGTGTCGCCCCATGCAGAAAAGCGAACATACGTTTTAGGGTAGTTGTCGGTAGGATATTCGACGGCAATAATGACCACCCTGTCGCTCAATGATGATATGTCGATGTCCCGACTGGCAAGTGTGGCCTCGTCGTGAGTGGCCTCAAGCGGTATCGCGTAACTGAACTCCTGCAACGCTCGCTCGATGGCTCGGTCTATCTCGTCGGTCGACCACGATTCGTTTGTCTCGTCGTGCAGGTCTCTTTCGACCAGGTCTCGCATTTCTGCCAAGTCCATTGTTCACCTTCCTTTTGGGCAAACACATCGGTTTGCCCCTACGCATTGGTCAGCCCCTACGAGAATTACGCTCGGATTTCGCTCTCAGAGCCTCGTTTTTAGCTTCGAATATTGAAACATTACGTTTGCAGCTTCGGGCTAGCTTTGAAAGCCAGCGCAGAAGTCTAATAAAAAAGGATTGCGTTGGGGGATTACAAGGGCTATGGTACGCGTGAACATAATCACCACGAGGCGTTTTTATTAAAGTGCCGCCATATTTACCACATCGGCGACAAACATATATGCGAATCAAGGAATCATCTGCCATTTTTAAGCCTCGATTGACGGGGCGGCGGGAGGCCTGGGGGGTGAGACTCCCAAGCCCCCCTGTCCGCTACGATAGCAAGGAGAGAGGAGGGACACGCTCTCCTTCTATATATTCGACCTCCCGAGTTGGAGCAAGAGAAGCACATGAACTTCGTCGACTGCATCGTCGATAGTGCCTCCTGTCTGCTCGATGGAGACTCCGACTTCATCGTCCTCGTCGAATTCCCACTCTCCATTGGCAAAGGTCGCATTGTCCTCAGTATCGCCAACCGCGATACTGGCCTCGCATCCAGCCTGTTCGACTCCGCCGATGGTAAAAGCTGCAATCAGGGCGGGATTGGCTGTGTTCGGTGTGGTCTCACACCTGGCAAGTATCGCACGAACACATCCCGCCTGGGGCATTTTGACCTTTGTGTGATAGCTACCGGCTATCTTGAGGTCAACGGGAGTGGCAGTAGTGAGGTTGCCGCTTTGGTCAATGTAGAAACTGAGGGGAAGCAAACCTGATACTTCATCAGACATTGGTTAATTCTCCTTTCTTTTACATTTGTGGGCCCAGATAGATTTTTATTCCTTGACTCCAATCAGGGCTGCGCAGCTGACGGTGGAGAACAGGCATATCGAGGTATACCACTTTATACGGGTTCTCGTGGCGTCTTTGGTCTCCAACTGCCCGATGCGCTCGACATTCATTCCGCCCGGGCCCGTTATGCCGCAGAGCGCACCTTCACCGAAGCGCAGAGCATAGATCGTCGAGCTCGTGTCACCTACAGTGTTTGTCTCCACACTTCCAACCAGGGTATGAGTATCCAGTATCCAGTCTGAGACGCCGATGGGGATATCGCCATAAGCAAGCACCTGTTGACCGAGTATCCCCTGCTGTATCTGCAGGTTCGTGCCTGCTGTCCTGGCCAGCGTTACGATTTTCCTCCGGCTGCGCTTGCTCATGAG